ATTTATGTCAGTTATGTAGTTATAATGGTGGTACTAGCCAGTAGTCCGGACGAGGGATCAAGAACCACTCCAACTACTGGCTAGTTTTTATATTTGTGGGGCGAGTTTTTGATTATAAGTGTTAACGACTCCGCAGCACTTAGTCATCCATGTACGCGTGTCTGTGTATGGGTCTACACCAATATCAAATGGCACTAATGTTTCATGGCAAACTTCGCAGCTCTCGGCCAAGTAATGCGAGGCATCATAAGCCCCATAAAGTTTTTTAAGTATCGAAATAAACATTTCATCTTTGCTATCCATCATTACTCCTACGTCTGATTTCATCTGTTTCATTTGCCATGCACTTGTAAGCCTGTGTAAGTAAATCTGCACAATGCTCACAATCCATGCTTCTTAGATTCCTTGTAAGCCTTAGTAAAGTCATCAAGGTTGTATGGAATTCAAGTTCCCAGCGGCTCATGGTGCTTCATAGTCCAATGCAATAAATGTGTCGCATGGCCATTCCTCTGCACACACAATGCAGTCTTTAAGGTAACGGCAGTTGTCACAGTTTTCATCAAGGGTGTTACAAACTAAGCACAAAGTTTGTTTGTGTTCATGCCTGTAATGGATTGCCCGGGCTTCCTCAATTGCAGCTTGTAGATTGTGTAAGTCAGTGCAGACACAATGGCAATGCTGGCTGTGTTCAGGATTCGTCATAATAATCTGGCCAGCCTAACTCACTCTGCTCTGCGTAATAACCTTGCAAACTTTCCAGTAATGCAATGCAGTGATCAATACCTTTGTGTGTGTTCTTGTAAACCCAAGGACTATCTTGATCCTCGTAAAGATAATCAAGCGCCGTGTTAACTCCAGCTAATAGACCCTGACAGTACAATTTTGATTTTCGTGGATATTCCAGATGCGTGACGCTCATGAACGATCAAACTTTGGATCACACTGTGGCTCATTGTCACAAAAGTAGCCAGAGTATGGCTTGCCTGTTTTCTTACTGATGCCACTACGGCGATTCATTTGGCCATGTAAACACATAGGCACTAATGACTCCTCTTGATCTATGCCCTCATCCATGGCTGGTATAGATAACCATGGGTCGGCTTCCATGGGGTCACTGGGTGGCTCTTGCACCACCTGAACCTCTCTTGGCTTGGCTGGTCCGGGCGCTTGGCGCTCTCGGCTGCCCATGATCTCCTCTTTGGTACTTAAGCCCTTAGATGTGCCAATGTTTAGGCTTGCACATGCGCGACCCCAACAGGCTGTCTCTAAATTCTGTAGCTCTGATCCGTTAGTGTATGGACTCTTGCCAACAATGAGTTCTGATGCAGTGCCAATGCCCGGCAGTGGATCCTCGGGTGTTCTGTAGGCTCTGGCAACTCCCCACATCTTTAGTGGATCGCCGTCCATGACACCCATAAACTCAAACTGAATTGATCCCTCTGGGTACTTCTCGTAAAACATAGCAACGCGTTCTGCCACCGTGACGTAATTACTGATGTCAAATGCCATTAGAGTCTCCAACCGTCTTTCCACATTTGTTCCTCAATGGTTGGGCCATGCATAGCACGAAATTTAGCCCTTAATTTCAACCTATGTTGTGCCTCAATGTAGATACCTGTAAATACACCTAAGCCAAACAACACTGCACAATACATAAAGATAATGATTGTCATGCTGACACCTGACTTAACCACTGAAAGGCTGTGCCTTCAGCTGCATCAAATGAATCTAAGTCATTAGCAATGTAGTTATCTGTAATGGGAACGAATACGTCCCAGTTCTCATTGACATTCTGCTCAATGATTACAATGTCGTGCGTATCTGATGCCACAAAAATAGTGTCATAGATTTTGTATGTGTTTAACATGCCCTGATTTCCTATTCTTAGTTGTAAGCCTTGGCGCTTACATGAATAGTTTTAGCACGTGATACAGGACTCGCACAAGCACTTTGAGAATACTGGCGTGTTGTGGCTTGTGTCTATGTGGTTTTGGACCACAAGATGTAGTGCATCAACCTTATTTATCAAGTCTGGTAAGGATTTTCCGCCATTGGCATAGGGCTGGATGGCATAAGTCATAGTGTCTATGTAGGCTTTTATGGGTTTAACTATGCCCCATTTAACTAGCATTCCTACAAGGGTCAGGATCGCAATAAGAGCTGCTGCCAGTTGCCCGGCATTGATTAACTGTGTCATGAGATGGCCAACTTAATTTCCCTTGTAGTTATTACGGCCTTGCCATTTGCCTTAAGCATAAATGCCACTGGCTGGCCTTTAGTTGATTGAAATAGCCAAACATCCTTTACAAAGGTAGTTGCGCCTTTTTTAAGGCTTACAGTCTGGTAGCCAGTTGAGTCTCTGATCCCTTGTGGATCGCGTGTCCAGCGGATTGTCAGTTCAGTAGCGCCACCAATTTTAGGTGTTTTAATGTTTAGGTAAGCGGCGAATAATGCCCCGGCAACCGAGTCGGCATTAGGAATAACAGTTAATAGGCCGTCTACCTCTAAGGCAGTCCACACGTCAGCTTTAAGCGTCTGTGTAGGTATCTTTGATGAGGCATCAGATTTGCGGCTAATGTATTGGCTCATGCATCTATCCACTTCTGGGGGTTTCTGTGCTTAGTTGGATTCCAAGTACGGCTAGCAAGAATTTGGAAATGTAAGTGTGGGCCAGTGCTTCTACCTGTATTCCCACTAAGCCCAATGTAATCGCCCTTGGCAATGCGCTGGCCAACCTGTACACCAACCTTGGATAGGTGGCAGTAGCCAGCCCACAAGCCTGCTGTGCCGTCTGGAAAGCGGTTGTTATCCACGATTACGTGCAGACCAAAGGCAAAGCCCCAGCCTTTCTTGTACATGTGTTTGCCAGCGTGTACAACTGTGCCACCTACAGCTGCGTAGACAGATGTGCCTACTGATGCTCGGTAATCAATGCCCTTATGAAGTGTGCCATTTCGGTATTTAGCCCCGTATGGAAATGTGACAATGCCTAATCTAATCGGCTTCATCTAGGTTGGCCCTGCCATAGTTGTCATACTCTGGATTAAGCCAGTTAATGATGATTGGTAATGCTGATACAAGGCCAATAGTTAATGCCGGGTGAATGCCTAAAGTGTCTGCATTTACAAGCAACCAACCAAGCACACCAGCGCCAAATACCTTAACGAATGAGGCTATTGGGCTATGTGCAAACCATGTTAGGAATGACATTATAAAGCTGCAATTTCCTCGGCAGTTAATCCAAGATCAGCAAGTTTGGCTAATGCGCTAGTGCGAGCAGCTGCTTTAGCATCTAATACTGCTTGTTGTTTTTTAACTTCTACTTGCATAGCTTTGTGCGCTTTTACCTCGTCATCTGTAAAAGGTCGCTCTATTACTTGACCCGTTGCAGCGTCTAACTCAACTGCTATTAAAACTTCTTCTTTTGCTGTAGGCATGTTATGAGTTCCTTAATCCGTAAACGCGAACTGTTCCAGTAATTGTTCCACTGGTGGGTGCTAAAAGAAAACCATCAAATTGTGTTGTTGCGTTAAACATCATTCCAACATTTCTTGTCACAGCCTCATCCGTTGTTGTATTTTGAACAAATGTTTTTGCTGCTAATTGTGGATTTATAAACATAAACTGACCACCACCCGGTCCCCCAGCATTGGTTCTACCTGCTTCAGTCCATGTTGTAGCGCTTTGTGCTTGAGATCCAGCAGGTGTTGCAACGCCAAAAACTATTGCTACTGCTCCGTAAAAGTAATTGCTTGTGCTATTAGTTGCCCCTGCTGCTCGCATATTCATAGTTATGTTTGCTGCTACCGTGCCACTTACATTTAATAAAACTTGGTAATTTGCATAAGCAGAAGTAAAAACATTGTCTAAAGATACCGATGAGGCTGCTGTAAATGAGGTTGTGTTAATTAACTGATGTCCAACATTTTTGCCACCTGTAACACTAAATAAAGTGGTGTCAACAGAGCTGCCAAGAGTGCGAATAGCAGATGCGCCATCCTTGACATACGCCGTATTATCGGGCGTAGTCCACGAGTAGTTAGTGGTTGTTGCCATTATAAATCATCCCATTCTTGTGTACTTGGAGTATACCCTGCCCAAGTTGTGGTTGGTGGTATTTGATCCCAGATAATACTCAAATAAGTTTCAGAGTATGCCGAACAGGTCAGGGCAAGTTCGGCGGTGTATCTGGTCAAGTTCCATGTGTAGCCCTCGACAAAGCCGTCAAAGGTAGTTCCAAAGACTGCTGGTAGTGCGCTGGTGTTTACTCGTAGACCGTTGTAAACGGCTGCTAGGGCATCCCTAGTGGCATCTGTAACGGTAGGTGAGTGTAAAGGTATTGTGATTGTTTCTGGGTACATTCTTGGGTATGCACGAGATTCTAAAAAGTCGTTGGCTTGTGCCAATGCGTCAGCTGCATTATGTAGTTGAGTTGTGCGAGTTCCAGACAACTGGCCGTATTGAATAATTGAATTTTCATCACGCGCATTCTCTGTGCCTGCCCGGTAGGTAACATTTACATCATTTACGATTTCGCCCCATTGGGCTTGTGTGCGTAAGCCTTGGGCAAGAATGTCATCAGCTGTGAGAGTTAATGGGCTTGCGCTGGCTCGGCTGGCGTAATCGTCATAATGCAAATCACCATCGCCACCCTCCCAGAGTACTCCACGACCCGAGTTAGCAGCTTGTGTCGCAAGTGTGTAGGCATCAGCTTCGCCAGAATTGTAGGCCATAAGTTCGTAAACGCCCGGCACATCAACATTGGCAGTTAGGTTATCAACCAAAGCCACATTAGTTGCATCATAACTAGCCCAAGTTGTTTCGGTAGGCAAATCATCCCAAGTAATAGTTGCCCCAACATCAGACCACGATTGTAAAAAGGCCTCACTAAGAATGTTAAGGATACGTGTTCCGTCAAACTCTTTAGCATAGTTGCTACCGCCGACCAAGTGACGGTTGAGCTGCGACAAAGGGCCAACGGCTGTAATGGTGTAAATGGCTATTGAGCCATCTGATCCATAAGCCTGCAGGCTAATGTCAATATCAGAAATAATGCCAGCAAAAATTTCTTGTGTTCCTGATGTTCCCTTATCTATCGAGATTGACACAGACTGACTCAAGGCCACGTTCAAAGGATCGCTGGCATCTGTCCAAAGACTGATTGAGGCAAACCCGGGCTGTGGTTGCGTAGTTACATCATTACGGCCAGATCGTATTGAGATGCTTGAGATTGTCTGGTCAGCGTATGTTGTAGCCCCTGCAAAGGTCACAGTTGGGTATGGCTCGTAATCGGTCACAATGTAGCCCCGACTAGATTTACTGCCCCTGTACGCCTTGAGGAGTCTTGTAATAGGCGTTCAATGCTGCGGCGGGCAGACTCTCCATCAATGACACCATTCATAATTATGGTTACGCCACCCCCAACGCCATTGTCTGGGCGGATTGAACCAGCGCCAGCAGGCACAAAGGTTTCTGGGCCAAATTCGCCTACTCGGTAAGCCTGCCCTGCCATTACTGGGCCACCTGATGCGCGACCACCAGCCAAGCGCATTAAATCGCCTAAGCGACTAAATGGGTTCATAAAGTCTTTTAAGCCGTCTGGTACTTTGTCGTAAAATCTCATGTAATTTTGGTAGGCAGTTGTAACACTCTTTAAGGCGTTAGCAAATGTCTCCATTGCATTAGCAATCTTTTCAAGTGTTCCGGCAGCCTGTGGGCCGTCACCATTTATTGCCTTGAATAACTGACCAAAAGAATTGGCTACTGCTCGAAGTGAGCCACCAAGACTGTAAGCGCCGTCACCCTCAAAGTTTCCAGCTAGTTCTCTGGCTCGGTTGCTTAGTCCCTGTGGATCCTCGCCACTAAATCCTTTTGCAACCATGTTTACTTGCTCAAGCAAATCTTTCATGGTTGGCAGTAATGCCATACCAATTGATTCCTTGAGTTCGCCTACACGCTCGGTGACGATAGCCAATTGGCCAGCGTAGGTTTCGGTATTGGCTTTGGCAGCGCCGCCAAATAGTCTGACTAATTCGCCCTGCACCAAATTGAAATCGCCAGACTTCTTAATTGCATCATCTAGTGGAATGCCTAACTTTGTAAGCGCCCCAATGTTCCCGTTATATGCCTTGGCTAGGCTAAGTGACACGCTTTCTAAATCTTTATTTGTGGCCTGCGCTATGTCCATTGCAAGGTTTGTAAGTTGCTGGGCCTTGCCTACATCTCCAGTGGCTCGGGCAAGGTTAGCCAGTGCCGGGCGCAATTTAGTGTCTGCAATACCAAAGGCCAGTTGTTGCTTACTGATGTAATCCTCGGTGGACTTAATCTGGGCATCAGTTGCATTGGTGGTGTTTTTTAATGCTTCGGCAAGTTGCTTTTGTGATGCTTCATCCTCTACGGCTGCCTTGACTCCATCAATGCCTAACTTGAGTGCATAAGCCCCAGCAGCTGCGCCAGCGATTGCAAAATTT